TCCTTCCGGGTATGATTCTCCGAATCAATAATAGTGCGAGTTACGAAAACGTTATCGTAAACAGCGTTGTTAGTGCAACTCAGATGACTGTGAATCGTGCAGTTGGTACTGTTGTGGCTGCAACCATTCCAGTTTCCACTGATATGTATCAAGTTGGTAATGCTTTCGAAGAAGCATCTCTGCGTCCCAACTCTCTGATTATCAATCCAGTTCGTATTACCAATTACACTCAGATTTTCCGTAATACTTGGGCTATCTCTGACACCATTCGTCAAACAATGATGATTGCAGGTGATACCAACATTGCTGAATCTCGTACTGATTGTGCTGCATTCCATGCTGCAGATATTGAGAAAGCTCTGTTCTTTGGACAGAAGTCTCAAGGTTCCCGCAATGGTCAGCCCTTCCGCACGATGGATGGTCTGGTTAACATTGTTGGTACAGCTGGTAACTATCCTTCTTATTACGCTGGTGTAACTAACGTATATACTGCAGGTGGCACCACAACTTACCCGCAGTTGGAAGGTTTCCTAGATCCTCTCTTCAATCAAACTACTGATCCAAAAGTTGGTAATGAGCGTATCTTGTTTGTTGGTGGAACTGCTAAAAAGGTTATCACTAACATCACGCGTCTCGCTACTGGTAGTTTCTATCAGATTCAAGATGGTCAAACTTCTTGGGGTCTGCAATATTCAACCATCAAGACCTCTCGGGGTGCTTTCCAGATGATTGAACATCCACTGTTCAACTCCAATACAACTTGGTCTAAGATGGCAGTTGGTGTGGATCTTTCCACTTTCCGTGCTGCTTACCTTGGTGATCGCAAGACTCAGAACAAAGAGTTTAACAATGATGCTGATGCCAATGACAATGGTATTGATGCAGTTGGCGGAACTTTGACAACTGAGATGACTTGTGTTGTCAAGAATCCTCCAGCTAACGGTGTTGTTTATAATCTGACTGCAGGCGCAGCAGGCTAAGCTCTCCTTCTCCCACTCAGGTTACAAACTTGTTTGGGAGATTTCTTTTTCCTCTGGTGGGGAAAAGGTGCAGTTTTTCTGACAAGAGTTATCTGCCTAATTCAAACTCATGTTCTTATCTTACCCACCACACCAGGAATTACCTATGTCAACTCTCACTCTATTCAAGTCTCGAGCCCCTGTTATGGGGTATGTTTTTAGGTCAGGTAAAATGATTCATTTCATTAATGGAATCTATGCAACAGAATCCAAAAGTGAAATTGATGAGTTAACAACTGAATGTGAAAATGGTCATCCTAACTATTACATAGATAAAAATGAACTTGCAATTGACTCCGAAACTCTTGATCCAATCGCCGCCTTACGAGCTCAGATTCGAGAAGAAGAACGAATTAAACTTCTGGCAGCTACCAACCCAGATAGAGACATGGGAACAACTGCGCAGGGAAAACTGGAGGGTATTTCTAACTCTCGCTCCATACACGGACTCCAAGTCCAATCAGAAACTCAAGGCACAGCTGCTAAAGTAACTACTCCGATTGTAGTTGCTAAAAACAAATAATCAATTATGTCTACCTCTCTCGCCTCAATCATTGCTGATGTTTATACTCTTACAAACAGACCTGATTTGGTGGGAGAGACTGCTCTCGCAGTTAAAGCAGCAACTCTAAAAGCTCACCAATCAGATGATTACATTAAAGACTTTACAGAAGTCTCAATCTCATTTTCTGCTTCAGATTATATTCAAGCTTTAGACTACAAATCAATTCTCCCTCTTTGGCGCAAACCAAGATACATAAGAGAATCTGATTCAATTGGCACTCCTGGTAAAATCTTAACATACATAGAACCTGAGAAAGTTATAGATTCATTTGGTGCAAATCGCTATGATGTTTTCTATATAGCTGGATCTTATGTGAATATTCGTACTGCTAATCAAGGGCAGTATTTTTTCGTTGGATATTACAAGAATCCAGATATAACCTCAGTTGGATATAACTCATGGGTTGCTGATGATTTTCCATTTGCAATAATCTATGAAGCAACTGCAATTATATTCAAGACAGTTGGATATGATGAACAAGTTCCAGTATATAGGCAAATGGTTGCTGAACAGTTGCAACTTCTCAAACAACATGCAGTAACTGGTATAGGAATGTAATATGGCAAACTCCAAAGCTAATAATATAGCAACTCTTAAAGCTCCAAGTGGTTCAAGTAACATAGGATATACTGCTACATTAGGAACTATAGGTACAGTAGAATCTGCTCTTAGAGTTTTAGAGGCTGGAGGACTTACACAAGTTTATCCGGCAGTTGGCTTAGCAGTTAGCACAGGTGCTGCTTGGAATCCTTCTATTGCATTACCTGGAGGTACAACATCATTTCTAAGAGCTGATGGTACATTCGCAGTTCCTCCAGTTGCAGCAATGATAGCTTCTGGAGTTACCTTTACTCCAACTGGCTCTATAGTAGCTACAGACGTTCAAGCTGCAATTGCAGAAATTAATACAGATCTTGGATTAAATACAGGTGCAGGTCTAGTTGGCCATCTTACCAATCTTGGTGCATCCACCAATGTGCAAACAGCACTACAAGGTCTTGAGACAACTTCTAAACCTATTAGACTACAAGCTGCTACGACTTACTACGTTGCTAATGCTGGTACTGATAGTAATAATGCTGGATTAGTTGGAACTCCTTGGAGAACAATTCAATATGCTTGGGATTGGATTGTTGCTAATGTAGATCTAGCTGGTTATACAATGACCATTAGGCTTGTAGATGCTGCTTATGCAACTCCTACTAATGTGGGTCTTGTTGCAGTTAATCCTATCATTGGCGGAGTAGTAATCATTGAAGGTGGAGGTGCCACTACCTTCACTGTTACTAGTGGTGCAGGTTGTTTAGTAGCCAGAAAAGGTGTGGCATTTAGTGTACAAAACTTAACTTTAACTGGAACAGTTGGTCAAGCTCTTATCTTTTGTGATGGTGCAAAAGTCACATGTTTAGCTGGAATTGTTTTAGGTACAAGTTCTTCTGCACACTTGAGGTCAACCAATAATGGTTACCTTTATATGTCGCTTGCATATAGTGTCACTGGAGGATCAACAACTCATTGGTCTGTTACAGGATCTAGTAATCTACAAGTAGGTGCTGTACTTATCACCGTCAGTGGTGGATTATCTATTACCTACTGGGCCAATGTAGGTAGTTGCTCATATCTTGCAACAAATGGAGCAACATTCTCCACACTTGTAGTGACTGGTCAAAAATACCTAGTCTTTGCCAATGCAGTTGTGGACTCTATTGCAAACACTTATCCCGGCGGCACAGCGGGACTGGCAACCACAGGAGGTATCTATGCTTAAGAAACTTTCAACTTGGTGGTTTATTTATAAATGGAATAAACAAATTGCTAAAGACAAGAAAAGTGGAAATTGGATTTTATAAGGAATCAATATGACAGCTTCAATTTGGACACCAGGATCAGCAGTTCAAACTGCAACAGGCACTGGAATAGTTACACAAGACTTCACATTATCAGCAGGTCAAACTCTTGTTCCTATTACTAGTTTCACCTATAGTCCAGGAACCTTCTCTTTGAAGGTTTTTCTCAATGGTGTGTTACAAGTTTTAGCTTTAGATTATTTTGAAACTTCTTCAAGTTCCATTACTCTTGTGACTGGAGCAACTGTTGGTGACACATTAGAATTAATAGGTGTAGTTAACTTAGATAATCTAAGTTCTTCTATGTATGATGCCACAGAGGTTGATGTAGCTGCAGCAACAACTGTAAATATTGGAGGTGTAAATTCTAATCTTGTTAGAATTACTGGAGCTTCCACTATTAATTCTTTTGGCACTAGTTTTAAAGGCCCAATATTTATTAGATTTTCTGGAGTCTGCACATTGACACATGGTGCAGCTCTTATTTGTCCTGGTAACACTAATCTAATTGTAGCACCTGGTTATACTATAATTGCCACACCTAAAGCAACCTCTGGAATCGAAGATGGTTGGGTAGTATCTGATCTTAATGCTACATCATTTCTAGCTTCAGGTACTGGAGCAGTATCTAGAACAGTTACAAGCAAATTACAAGACTATAAAAGTATTAAAGATTATGGTGTAGCTGGCGGTGGTGTAAACGATACAATAGCGATTCAAAATGCTATCAATGCAAATTATGGTAAAGCGCTCTATTTTCCAGCTGGAACTTATTATGTAACTGGTCTAACCATCACAGGTGAAATTCAACTCTTTGGTGATGGATATTCTCGTTCTGGTTTGTATCTATATACAGGTACTGCTAATGCTCATGTAATAACCATTAACAACAGCGCCCATTTTGTAATGACAGACATGCTGATCTCTGGAAATAAAGTAGCATGTCCTTCTGGCTATGCTGCTGTGTCCATGACGGGAACAAATACAGGAGCAGAGTTCCATCGTTGTTTCTTTGTTAATGCTGTTCTTGCTGGACTAGCTCAGGCAGGAACAGCAGATAACATTGTTGTTAAAGATTGTATTGCCGAGACTAATGGAGTAGATGGTATCCAACTATCTACCGCTAGTGGTATTGTTGATAATTGTCGTTGTGTTCTTAATGGAAGATATGGTATTCTTACAACAGGTAGTCTGACTCAGATTACTAATAACCGTTGTACTGGTAATATAGGATCTGGAATTGCCGGAGTTGCAGCTAACTATCTTACAGTAAGTGGTAATCTGTGTATCAATAATGGTACAGCAGGTGTATCCTATGCTCACGGTATTGGCCTTAATAACTGTGATTTTGCAACTGTGTATGGTAACTATTGTGCAGGTAATATAGGCAATGGTATTGACTTTACCTTAGGTTGTTCCAATGGCAATATAGCTAATAATGTCTCTTTTGCTAATTCTGACAATGGTGTCGCTGTAGACTCTCAATCCAATTATGCGACCATCACTGGTAACAATATAACTACAAATAGCAATGCTGGAATTAGCAACTATGCTTCTCCGTATTGTACTATTGTAGGAAACATCGTCACAAGTAATGGTATAGCTCCAACTGCTTGTGCTTTTGCTGGATCTGCAGCATTTCCCCACGGTATCTCTTTTGATGGCTATAACAATGCTGGTACAGACTACTATGGATATTACTCTATAGTTGCCAACAATGAGATCATGTTTAATGCTTATGCTGGAACAGGTGCTGGTATTAGGTTCACTACTGCTACTGTTACTCCAGACTACAACGTAAGCATTGTTGACAACAATATCTTGTTTAATACTATTGCAATTACAGAAGGTACTGGTGCTCTTGGAGTTGGCTCTAAAGTAAGAGGTAACCGTGGGTATGTTACTGAAGCAGTTGGATCAGCAACAATCACGGCAGCTTTAACCTCAGTTACTGTAACTCATGGGCTAAGTTACACCCCTCTTGCCAAAGATATTACGTGGTCTCTTACTGCTAATCCAACTAATGATATTGGTAATCAGTGGATTAGCGGTCTTACATCTACTCAGTTTGTTCTTAATTGTAGGAATGTTCCTGGAGCAGCTACTGCTATATTTAACTGGCGCGCTAGTAGAAATTAAGTTTTCCACAACTCCAAGAGATTGGTGTCTTTCGAAGGACTACGGGGGCGGTTCGTGGAAAAAGCCTCCACCTATTTGAATGATCACTATGAACCAAAATATTCCTGACTCAGACATGGCTCAGTTCAACGATGTAGCTGAACTACGCAACCGTCGCCACGGAGATGCTGACAGGATTGAAGTATGTCCACAAGATGATTGCCCTAATCTATTTATATTAGAAAGACGAGTTAATCGTCATCGAATAGAGCTAAATTTACACTTGAAAAACATTGAAGAGCTTAAAGAAATGGTGAAGGACAATGGTATGCAAGTAGCTAAGAATTCTAATGAGACAACTGAGATTTTGGAAATAGTTAGAATGGGCAAATCATTTTTTAAAGTAGCTGATTGGATTGGTACAAAAGTTATGGGCATAGCTGCATTAATTGGACTGATTGTATCTATTATCGTGTGGTTACGTCCTGGAGGTAAACCATG